TCCAGGATCTAAAGGGCGCTATCGAAATGATTCAAAAGCACATTGAAAGTATGGGTGCTTCCCAAGAAGAGGAAGAAACCCCTTACAATGAAGAGGTAATGGTAGAGGAAACTCCAGAAAAAAGCATCGCTCCTGTAGGAGAGGCTGCTATTGAAATGGAAGAGACAAAAGAAGAAGTAGTCGAAGAGGCTGCTGAAGAGTCTTTTGAGGAAACCAAAGTAGAAGAGGAATTCACTGCTGAAGAAGAAGTCAACGAAAACGAAGTTGAAGAGCAGTTTGCTGCAGAGCAAAAGGCTGAAGAGGCTGAAGAAACAGTTGAGGACAAGACAGTAGTTTTTGATTCAATCACACCGGATAAGGTGAGCATGATCAACAACTTCTTTAACAGAAAGTAATTATTGTAAATTAAGTAAAACGAATCTTTTTTAAATCTAAATAAAATGAGCATTACTATCTCAAACTTGCCATATGGTGATCGTCGTCCAGACTTGTTCATCGACTCTATGGTTAAATCTGCGGCTGTATTAAACCGCTTCCGTCTTGTTGACGGTGTTAAAGCAAAAGTAAACGTGCCAATCTTTGATGCATCTTTAACTTTTGGAAACGACCTATGTACGTTTGATCCACAATCAACTGCTTCAGTTGGTGAGAAGGAAATGACTGTAGACACTTACAAGTGGGCTTTCCTAAACTGTAAGAACGCTCTTGAGTCTTCTTACCGTGGTCTATTGTTGAAAAAAGGTCAGCACAATCCAGAGACTATGGACGCTGAGTTCAAGGACTGGGTATTTGACTTCTTCGCTAAGAAATCTGCTGAAAAAGCATTGGAATTGGCTGCAACTGAGTTGACTACTGAAATGACTGCTGATGCTGACGTTATCGATCACGTTCTTGCTGGTGGTTTAACTGTAGCAAACATCCTCGACGAAATGGAGGCTGCTTACGCTGCTATGAGCGATCTAATGTTGGCTGCTGTTTACGGCGACGCTGACCGTGATTTCAAACCAACATTCTTCTTGGGTACTGCTGCTATGCAGGTTTACCAAATCGCTATCGCTGAGAAATTCACTACTACTCCACAGGGTATTGTAGAAGGTAACATTCCTCCTTACTTCGGTATGGAAGTTGTACACTTCCCAAGCCTTGCTGCTGGTGAGTTCTTCGTTGCTGCTCCTCAAAACTTAGTTATGTTGACTGACGAGTACAATGATGTTCGCGCAATCGACATGAAGTACGAGGCAGAATTGTCAAGCGACAAGATCTGGGGTCAGTTCAAGTTAGGTTTCTCTTACTTGAAAGGTGACGAAATCGTTTACGCTCACGCATAATCAAATTAAAGGGGGAGGTTTTCCTCCCCTTTTTTAACACTTTAAAAATAAACAAACATGGCATGTAACGTATACTTAGGAGAAATCAACTTCTCTTGTGCGGAATTACCAGTAGGTGGTTTGACTGACGTTCTTATCGGTGATAAGGCTGCATTGATGGGTGGGGCAAGTCCTGCAATCGCTGTAGACACTCGTAAAGAAATCGAAGACACAAACAACCCTGGTACATATATTATCAACCCAAACTATGGCGTTGTAACAGTTACCGCTACAGGTGCTGGTTTAGCAACTGATGGCTTGATTCACGAATTATCTTTCAACAACAAGGATGGTTTCTCTGTATTTACTGATGTAAAAACAGTTAACGCTGACGGATCTGTATCTACAGTACCTACTATCTCTGTTGAGTTTCCTGTAATGAGCGTTGAGAAGCGCAACCAACTTGAGCAAATTGCTGTAGGTGGTGCTGAATTGATTGTCTTCGTTAAGACGGCTGCTGGTACTTACCACATGGTTGGTGCTGAGTACGGTCTTTACGCTGGTACTATTGACGGTAACTCTGGAACTGTTCGTTCTGATAAGAACCGCTACCAATTGACACTAACAGGTGAAGAGCAGTCTTTGGCTTTTGCTCTTACTTCTGGTAACTGGGATTCTGTTTCTTTGTAATAGAAGCAAAATTGTAAATTAACCAAGGGGGGTGAGGATAAATCCTCGTCCCCTTTTTTATTTTAAGCATATGCCTTTTAACTGTAGTATTTTTCTTGAAGATATAGACATTAATTGCCACAGAGGAGATGCTGGTGGGATTAGTAAAGTTGTTCTTGGTCTTCAAAAAGATTTGAATATAGCACTTGATCCTGTAGATGAGACACTGGTTACTCAAGCAGAACTTGTCGATCATGTTGTTTTTGAACATAATAAAAAAGATACTACGACCGTATTTAACGAAACTAAGACCACCTCTAACGGACTCGGTGTCGTCAATACAAGTATAACGGTTAGAATACCTTCTATTGACAGAAGGATGAATAAGATTGACTACATGTCAAGGAGAACGGACATCGTTTGCATACTGTATCATAACAACGGCACAGTTACTATTAGCGGATGGATGGATGGTTTGGTAATGGATTTTGCTGCAACAAGCAGCGTAAGTCCATTTGAAAAATCTTACACAGATGTGACGTTGAGTACAGATAGTTGGATATCTTCTTTGGCTGTAGATAATGCTAACGTAATAGACTTGAGTTAATGTACGCATCTACAACTACAGGATATAGTAGAAATGTTAATCAAGTTCAAACAGGAATTGTAGATTATGTACCAGGCAGTCCTGTTGGATTTTATTTTGATTTTAATCAAATAGATTTAGGTAGATTAGATTATGTTACAGGGGTTACAGCATGGTATTCTGATGTTTTGATTGATCAAGCATCCGGATGGACCGTTAACTGGGAATTGATAAATATGCCTTGGGAAACTATTAATAATATTTGGGAATTATAATGGAAAACAACATTACAAAAGACAGAAACTATTACCAATCATCTATGGGTGATTTCGGTTTCCGTAAAATTGCAGCCGGAGAGACATCTCCAGGTGGAGAGACTTACCGTGTTATCGTCTGTATTCAAGAGGCAAGCATTAACGCTGAGTCTATGGTAGGGGATAGTTTGACTGGACAAGTCCTTCCTACAGGGATGCAAGTGTTTGGAAAGTTTACGCAAGTGTCTTGCTATCAAGGTGTTGTGTTAGCATACTTAGGATGATATTAAGCCTTGGCATATCGGTACATACTCAATCGTTTATTGGCGATAGTTATGAGTTTGATAACAGATACTGGCAACTAATATCTATGCAGTGGGAAACAATTAATGATACTTGGGAAGAAGAAATATAATGGCGACACTAACAGGAAATAAACCAAAAGACACCTATAAGGGTCTTATAAAAACATCAGACAACCAAGAGGTTACTGGATCGGTAGATTTAACTGACGGTAATGGAAATGTGTTGCCTATAAACGTATCTGCTACCGAGGTGAGAATTAACGGAGAGAAATCTTCATTTATATACAACCAGACAGTTGCAGAGGAAGTTTGGACCGTAAACCACAATATGGGTAAGCGTCCATCTGTAACAACTGTTGATACTACAGATAGAATAGTTGTTGGCGAGGTCAACTATCTTGACAATGAAACCCTTGTTATAACCTTTAAATATCCCTTCAAGGGAAAAGTATACTTAAATTAAATAAATAAAAAATGGCTCTAAAATATCTTGTTGATTTAGATTTAGGAGGGAATGAAGTACAGAACTTCGCCCTTCAGACACTTGCTACAGCCCCGGACGCCGGATCTGTTGGTCAAGTTTATTATGACACGCAGGCACGTTCTGTGTTTGTTTACACCGGTACTGCATGGCAACGTGTAGGTTTATCTGTTGATGGCAGCACAATTACTCAGACAGGTGGTGAAATATCTGTTGGTACTATTGCTATAAGCAATGTGAGCGGACTTCAAGCAGATCTTAACACACGTCTAACTTCTGCGGCTCTTAATGGCTATGCAACTGAGGCTTATGTAGACACTGCCGAGGCAGATGCTAATGCTCATGCAGACGCTGCTGCTGGAGTCGTAGACGCAAGAATTGAAGAAGAAATTCTACCTGCACTCGACTTAAAAGCAAGTATCACATATGTTGATGATCAAGTTGCTGCTGTTGTAGATTCTGCTCCTGCTGCACTCGATACTCTTAATGAGTTGGCCGCTGCTTTAGGTGACGACGAGAATTTTGCTACCACTGTATCTACAAGCATTGGAACTAAGTTAAATTCTGCAGACTATACTGCTGCTGATGTATTGGCTAAGTTATTGACTGTTGATGGTTCTGGATCCGGTATTGACGCTGATAAATTAGATGGTCAAAACGGTTCTTACTATCTTGATTGGGGTAACGTAACAAATAAGCCTGCAATTCCGATTCACGCGGTAGTTGATGTAACTGGTGAGGCTACTCCTTTTGGAATAGACTTAGGTACTATTGGAATTAGTTCAGCGCCTGTAGTTACTATTTACCAATCAGATACGGGAGAAATGGTATTGACTGGAGTTGTTTATGATTCCAATACTAATACACTCTCTGTTGACATTCCGGAGACACTTGAAGTTAAAGTTTCTATTACAGGTTCGTAATAATTTGTAAATTACCAATAGAAGGGGAGGGTTGATCCCTCCCTTTTTATTTAAAATATATTTATATGGCTGTTAAGTTTCTAAACGGTATTAATGTACAGGGTTCGTTGAACCTTCATTCTGATGACATTCCAGATTTAAACGCAAGAAAAATCACTGCAGGTGCTTTAGATGGAGCAAGATTACCTTGGAATGACAACGATGGATTTTCCGGTACTTACCCTATTGTATGGACTGCCACAGACGGTTTATATAGATCAACTTGGCTTAAAGTAAGAGGCTCGGATGATACTCTTCTTACAAGAAACATTACTGCCGACGGAAACGTAATTGCAAATAACTTAAACATTGCAAACTGGGATGTAGCCTACGGATGGGGCGATCATGGATCAGAAGGTTACTTAACGGGTATAACGTCGTCTCAAGTAACCACAGCGTTAGGCTACACTCCATATGAAGAGGGAACAACCTTAAGTGTAGGGACAGGCGAGATAAACGGAACAAACTTTAATATAAAAGGTGTTAATCAAATAGAGATTAACGATCCGGGAGAGGGCATTGTATGGACGAGTGGTTCAAGTGGTAACATCACTCTTGCAACTGTAGATGACACGTCGGACAACATTCTTAATTTAACTGGTACAAATGCTTCTTTTGCTATAAACGGTGCAACCGTAGCAACGCAGACATATGCTGACAACGCTGCAGGAGCAGTTAACACTGCTTTGTCTGAAGAAATAGGTAATTTATCTACTGCGGTTTCTGCTAATACTACAGAGGCGGCTAATAACAGAACGGCTATTACTAACTTAGGAACATCTAAGCAAGACGCCGGTAATTACTTTACTGATGGTGACACAGTTTTAAACATGGCCAACAATGATGGTCTTGTTTATAACGATACTACCAATAGAATGTATGTTAAACTTGACGGTACGAACCGTGAAATTTACCATGAAGGAAACTTTACTCCAAGTAATTATTTATCTTTAAGTGGAGGTACTGCAACAGGCACTATAGCGGCACCTACTTTTGACGCTACAACCGAGGTTACGGTAGGACCTTGGGCTATAAGACACAATGCTGATAATGGTAGATTAGAATTTGTATTATCGTGATAGAGATCATAGAAGATATAAGCAACGATTTATTTATTGTTTCGCATAATAACTTTGAGACATATGAATACTCGTCCTTAGAGGACGCTGTGTCTAAGGCTCGAGAGTTGTGTGATTGTAACGATGAATTTGAAGTAACACCTTTTTTTAATGATGAACTTTGATACAGAAGGTAATCTAAGAACACCTAACTTAGACTCAAATCTTCATGGAGACGCTACATTAGGACGTACTAACCTGTACACTAATGGTGACTTTGAACAAGGTACTGACTTTAATTTCTGGAGTGGTTTATCTATAAGCGAAGATGGGCCGCAGTCTGGCCGTTACTATGCTGTTCAAAATGTATACGCTGGATGGCAGTCATCTCAAATGGTACCTGTTGACACTACAAACGAATATCAGATATCGTTTTGGGGCAAAACTATTAGTTTAGGAACCAATGACAGTTTAAGTAGGGGTCATGTAGGCTTTGCTTGTTATGATAAAAACCAATCCTTCATTGATCTTAGAAATTGCGGTGGATTAGGAAACACCGTTCTTAGTAGAGAGTTGCAGCCGGGAGATGAGTATGCGTATTTTGAATCTAATAGTGGTTGGTACAGCGGAACATTTGAGGAGACTACATCTGCAAGAGGTTATCAAAGGCAAATAATATTTTTCCCGCCGGATCACCCAGACTATAGTGAGCCTTGGTATTACTCAAGATTAAATAATATTGCTTATCAAGAGATGTTGCAGACTCCAGAGGGAGACTGGAAAGTAAGATTATCAAGTTATAGAGGTAGCGCAATGGGCGTGGATGCCCCTACAACAATGCCAGACTATGGATACCCTTTGCCAGCCGGCACTCCTGTATCGAGAGGTCATGCAGGGGGTACTTATAACTACGCATTTGGCACACCTACCCTTCCTTTAAACACTTGGGCTAATCACATAAGAACGATTCCTGCAAACGTAGAGGTAAGAAATTCGGATACTCGATTTAGACAAGGAACTAAATTTATAAGGTTCCTTATATTAGGTAATTACTACCAAAGATCAAGCACATATACCGTTAAACCTACTTTCGGTTTAGATAACATAGCGCTTGTGAATGTTACACAGGCTCAAACAAATACTTACGAAACACCTTTAGAGTTATCCGAAGAGGGTGTACATGTTCAAGATTTTGTTGAATTAGGTGCAGCACCTGTAGAAAATGTAGCAAGTTATATTGACAATGGAACATTGTATGTTGCAAACGAAATAATAGAAGAATAAAATGGCTCAACTAAAAGAGGGAACAACGATCGCAGGAAGCGTAGCATTACACGCTGGTAATTTCAATCCAACTGACTATCCTAATATGGTTGGTCCACAAGGGCCACAAGGTGAACCAGGATTACAGGGAGAACCTGGCGCCGCAGGAGCCGCAGGAGGAACCGGGCCACAGGGTCCACAGGGTCCACAGGGCGAACAGGGTCCACAGGGGGATATAGGTCCGGAGGGACCAAGAGGCGCCGAGGGTGGTGTTGGACCCGAAGGTCCGGCGGGGCCGGCCGGGTCTAACGGTACAAATGGATCTAATGGATCTAATGGTTCTAACGGCGCATCTGCTTACGACTTAGCATTAGCAGAAGGATTTGAAGGAGACATATCAGAATGGTTAACAAGTTTAGTTGGAGCCACGGGCGCTCGCGGGGCCGAAGGTCCGGCGGGACCGGCTGGCGCTAACGGTACTAATGGTACTGATGGTACTGATGGTGCTGCTGGAGCAGAGGGTCCGAGAGGACCTGCTGGTGCAAATGGTAGTAATGGTACTAATGGAGCCAACGGAGCATCGGCATATGAATTGGCATTGGCAGAGGGCTTCGAAGGAGATATTACTGAGTGGCTTGCAAGCCTAATTGGAGAGACA